CCGATTGGCCTGCCGCCCGGCCGTGGGCGCCGATCTTCCTGAAGCCTTGCTGAACGATCACGCCGACACGATATGCAACGGCGCCCGCTGGCGACTCCTGCTGATGCCGCAACCGTGGCGCGATCCTCAAATGGCCACCTACTACCAGACCCAATACCGATCCGGCACAACAGATGCCAAGCGCCTTGCCAGCTTTGGTCATGCCCGCGGCGGTATCCGCGCGAAAGCCCGACAGTTCATCTAACGGAATCCTCTATGAAGATTCAGCACGCAGCATTCCGGGGTGAAGTGCCTATTCTGGACGCCAGGCTATTGCCTGAAAACAACGCACAGATTGCCCGCAACCTGAATTTGAAGAAGGGAACGCTGCGCCCGCACCGGGATACGTTGATTGCCAGCAGCCTCCCGGCGACCATTAGCCCGAGCAACCTGTACCGGTACGACGTTGGCAACGACGGAGATGGCTTCTGGTTCTCATGGGGCAATCAATACGACGTGGACGTGGTTCGCTCACCGATTGCCAATGATGCCTACGCCCGCGTGTATTGGACAGGCCAGGATGCGCCCAAGATGGGCAGTCTTGCGCAAGTCACCACCGGTACCGGTCCCTATCCTTCAGCCTGGTTCACGTTGGGCGTACCGGCTCCCGAGTCTGGCCCAACCATTACCACGCCGGCTGATCGCACAACCGTCCCCGATACGGCGCTGGAAGTATTCTATCTGGTCACGCTGGTCACCGAGTTTGGTGAAGAGGGCCCGCCAAGTGATCCGTCCGGGGTAGGTATTCGATGGGACGACGTAACTGGCGCCCCGGCTAACGGTGAGCTTGAGATAGCATTGCCGAGCATTCCCAGTGCTGCGCTGAACATCACCAAGAAGCGGCTCTATCGCGTCGAAAGTGGCGGGCAATATCAACTGGTGGTTGAAGTCACCGCCGCTACCGGCACCTTTACTGACTCGGTTTTGTCCGAAACCCTTGGGCGAGCACTGGAAAGCACTGAATGGGACGCACCAAACCCTGAGATGCAGGGGCTTACCACGCTACCGAATGGCATTCTTGTCGGTTTCTTTAAAAATACCCTGGCCTTTAGTGTGCCGTATTTGCCGCACGCATGGCCTGTGAGCTACCAGTTAGCATTCAGTGATCCCATCGTGGCCATTGCAGCGGTCAGTAACGGTTTGATTGTGACGACCACGGGGCAGCCCTGGCTTGTCACTGGTTATAGCCCAGAGTCTATGGGCCAGATGAAGCTGGACGAGAATCAACCCTGCCTCTCCAAGCGATCCATGGTGGATATGGGCGGTTACGCTGTTTACGCCGGCTACGACGGCTTGGTAGCTGTGGGCGGCTCTGAGGCACAAGTCATCACCTCGCAAATATTAACCCGCGAGCAATGGCAAGCATTGAGCCCGGCAACCCTGCACGCTTACCGATACGACGGCATGTATCTGGGTTTTTATGACGGCGGCTCGTTTGCCTTCACTCCAGGATCTGGCATTGAGTTCTACGACACCGTAGCCAGCGCCGGTTATTACGATGTGTTTGAGGATGTTTTGTACTTGGTGCAAGGCTCTGATGTCACCCAGTGGGACAAGGGCGACCCGCTCACCTACACCTGGCGCTCACGCCTTCACGAGATTCCCCCAGGCGCCGCTGGATTCACTTGCGGCAAGCTGATTGCTTATGACTACCCGGTCACTCTGAATGTCTACGCCGATGGCGTTACCGTGATGAGCCGGTCTATTACCTCCCACAATATGTTTCGTATGCCTCCCGGTTTTACTTTGTTCCGAGACTGGGAAGTGGAACTGCGAGGCACCACTGAAATTGCCTCCATCCAGTTATCCACGTCGCCAGGAGAGCTTGTTTAATGACTAAGCGTCGTCGTTCCCTGCCACCAGTTTCGCCAAAAATCCCGGCAGAGATGCGCCCTATCGTGGCCGCTATTGCCGAATCCATTGATGTTGGGCAAGGCGTTCGAGGCAACCCCCTGGACGCCTGGGTTACGCGACAGGACTTGGTAGATAGCGGGATTGGCAAGTTTAGCGCTCGAGCTGGGGGCGGAAGCCTGACGCCGGGAGATGGCGACGGAGGCGGCGGAACGCCAAACCTGACCATCCCGCCCAAGCCGACCAGTTTCAATGCCGTGGGCGGATTCAACGGCGCCATCAATCTCACTTGGGATTTCCCCGGCACGCTGTACAGCAATCACGCCTACACCAGCATCTACCGTTCAGAGACGGACAACTTTGCCAATGCCATTCTGGCAGGGCGTGAAGCAGGCGCGTTCTATACCGACTACCGGCGCGATGACGTAGCCCCCACGCCTTACTATTACTGGATCACGTTCACATCAACCAGCGACATTGAGGGGCCAACCAATGCGACGGCCGGCACGCTGGCGCAAGCGCTGTTTGATCCTGATTACATTATCGGGCTGCTGGAGGGACTGCTTTCAGAATCGGAACTGGCAGACGAATTGCTGACGCCGATTCAAACAATCCCGACGATCCAGAATACTCTTGACGATTACGGCATTCGCATTCCGACACTGGAGGGAACAGTCGGGGATCATGCTATCGAAATTCCGTCGATGCAGGATTTGCTTGATGACTATGGCCCCCGCATCGAAGCAGCGGAAGGCACGATCGTTGATTACGACAATGAGTTTATAGACGTCAATGCCTCGCTGGTGTCGGCCAACAACGACATTATTGCCAATGCTGACGCTTACTCGACGCTAGATGCCCGCGTAGTAGTTACTGAAAACAGCATTTCATCTCAAGCTGGTGAGCTTACATCAATCCAGGCAACTCTTAACGATCTGACGATTTCTCTGTTTGACGAAAGCAATGTTTACGCAATCGGCGAGTTGTTTAGATACGACAACGTGGTTTATGAGGTTACGGCTACGCAGTCTCAGCCTAACGCAACACCGCCGGACACGACGTACTATGACCCGCTGCCCGACTACGAAAGCATTGCAGACACTGTATCGGCTAACTCAGGCGCTGTATCGGCGCTAGATACTCGTGTTAGCTCGGCGGAAGGAACGATATCAGCACAGAACACTGATATAACGCTGCTTGAGTCTGATGTGAGTGCCGCGCAGGGTGACATTATAGGCAATGCCGATGCCACGTCCGCTCTTTCAACGCGGGTAACGACGGCAGAAGACACGGTTACTTCTCAGGGAAGTGACATTGTTGCACTTGAGAATACCGTGAATGATGCGGTTTCTGGCGTGGCCGCCAATGCCAATGGCGTTAGTTCGCTTGATACCCGCGTGACCTCAGCGGAAGACACGGTTACGTCGCAGGCCAGTGACATCACGGCGCTGGAAAGCACGGTAACCGGTCTGGTTACGGACACAAATGCTAACAGTTCAGCGGTTTCTTCTTTAGAGTCCCGAACAACAGCGGCGGAAGATGAAATTACCAGTGTTAGTTCTGCCGTAACTGTACTGGAGAGCAGTCTCGTTGCGGCAGAGAGCGATATAACGGCGACCAGCGACGCCCTTTCACTTCTTGACGCCCGGGTAGTAGCGACCGATGAAACGGTTACTGCTCACAGCTCCGACATTACCCAGCTTCAGACTGACGTTTCTAACTTGGACTCGGAGGGTAATGCGCAGGCATTGAGCGAACTTGATGTTCGTGTTACTTCAAATGAGGACGGGCTTACCGCGCAAGCCAGCGACATAACGACGTTGCAGGCAGGCGTTGATGACAATTCTGCTGCGGTGCAAACCAAGGCCGAGGCGCAAGTAGTCACGGATTTGAGCGGCGAAGTCACCAGCATCAAGGCCCGCTACAGCATCAGGCTGGACGTGAATGGCCGAATGAGTGGCCTGGTCTTTGGTGATAACGGCACTCAAAGCAGCTTAGTGATCGCTGCAAATGCCATGTACTTCATTGATCCGGGCCAGAGCATTACCCCGTTTAATCCAGCCACCAACTACTCCAGCATGAACGCCGCACGCGAAACGCAGCTGGTGTTTGGCTATGCCCAGGTAGAAGGCGCCAAGCGGTTCGTCATTAATGCTCCGGCGTATATACCCGAGGGCTACATCACCAAAGGGCAGATAGGTGCGGTTGGGTTTGGTCAGATTGAGGACAGCAATGGCCAGCCGGTGACAACGGTGGCAGGTAAGCTGCTGGTGCAGAACATTGACGTGGATAATCTGAGCGTGGCGGAAGCGGCGACGTTCTATGGCGATGCGCAGTCGGGAAACTTTGAGACAGGAGTGTCCGGCTGGAGATTGTTACAAAGTGGCGTTCTCGAGGCTAACAATATATGGGCTCGTGGGCGAATTGACGGAACTTTAATAACGGGCTCAACAATAAAGGGCTCTGTCATTGAAGGTTCTGCGTTTGTGGCGTTAACTGAGTTTGGTTCGCCTTACGTCGGGCTTACGTCGAACCTCTCTTGGTCGGATTCTGGTGGCAAAACTACTGGCTGGCGTTACTCAAATTACGTTGACATATACAGTGGTAATTATTCAGATACGAGCGAGTACCGTCGATATAGAAGGTCGAACATTGATGCGGTTCTTACGGTGAGTGATGAAGCTTCACATTCCATAGTTCATCTGGAAGTTAGAATCCAGGTATTTGAGGGAACCAATCTAGTTATAGATACAGGTTACCGTAGTAGTACTGGGTACTGGTCCGGTACTGGCTGGTCAATGGAAGGGAAAAAGGAACCTATGAGTATTGTGGTACTAACTGTAGTGGCTCCTACTGCGAGACTAGAGAGGGTAAGGGTGCCGTTGTTTTCCGCTTAAATAACTACTACTTTAACGGTAATTCAAAATTAAGATTTAGAGTCTATACGGCCTACTCTGCAAGTTACTCTGTATCAACTTCCGCTATTAATGATTATTGAGAACTGTATGAGCTACACGAATTTATACCCTGGGAAAGTAACAAGCTCTGAAGTTGTCTTGGTTACGGGAGGTATTGATGGCTTTCTTTTATCACAAGCTTGCGAAGCATTAGCACAAGGCTGTAAGGCAGAAGGATTGAGCGTCAGTATTGCAACGCCAGGTGCCATTGAAAGTTATGTCAATGCAGATCAGTTTGGCGACCCTGCTGACTGGACGTATAGCAACGACATTACGTTGATTAGTTTTGGGGAATATTTAGGTGAAGGTAGATTCAGAAATGGTCTACTCAGTACCGTGCCGATAACTCGAACGGTCTTCTTTACCAATGCGAGTGAAAGAGCTATAGCGCATTTAGTACCTACAGCCAGCGAGACGGAACGAGAAAAAGAAGTCCAAGACTATGTTGAGATGCACTTACCTCAACCGATCACGCTATCAAAGCCTTCTCTTATTTTTGTTCAGGGCGCGATCACCAGTGTAGCAGGGCTTAACACTGAAATTATTGGCAACCTGCTGGACGGTCTTGAAGTATCAAATACCGTACTTAATAAAAGGCGGATGTTGCTTAGTAGCTCTATACTTGAACAAAACCCTAAACTTAAAAGGAGATTATGGTGAGCATTTCTTGGGCGCGTATTGACATTCTTGACCTGGCCTCCATGGGACAGCACAGGGGTGGCGACGATTTTGAAGCTCTTGCTGCAATCTCAAGGTTCACTCAGGTAATGTCTTTTGATCGCTCTGGGGAATTGGTTTGGCCAATGGGTCAGGCTATTCTTCAGGACTTCAGTGCGGCGATGCCTGCTGAACACCCTCATGTTGTGATGGATCGAGTTGCTGAAGATCTGTGGTTAAACAACTCTGAAATCATGGTTCAGTGTGCAGGCGATATAGACTCGGTGGCGGCACTTGCCGCTGTGTGTAAAAAAGCCACTGATCTGTCAAAGGTAACCGTCCGGTATACGAAGTCAGGTCCAGAACGGTACCCGAAACTATTCAGCACGATCTTGCCGGCACTTGGTGTCGTCATGGAAAACAGGGACAACAAACACCTAGTAGGCGACTTAACGATGGCGTATGTGGATGGTCGTACAGGCGGTGATTGGCAGGCAAGTTACCTGGATTCTACACTGGAGCGACACAGGGTACTGATTGAGGAAGGGACGCTGGAAGATATGATCGAGCTGGTCTCAACGAGTTTTTCAAGTACCACTGAAAAAGTGTCTGCCGCAAAAAGAGGCATTCAGAGATTTATTGACGCATCACCTATCAACATTACCTCACCGTGGTCTCTTGTTGTTGCGTTGTATCGCTTGTGTGCCTCTCAGACTAATAGCCTAAATGGCGTCATGATAGAAGACAACACGGAAAACGCTTTTAATTCACGCAGGTCGTTTTTTGATCTGCCTACATTCAACTCAGCCTCCCAGTACATTGCAGACGTGGGTATACCAGCGGAAAATGAGGGCGCTCTGGAGATGAGGCAATACTGTCTGGATTACTTTGGCGATCAAGAATGGTTTGACACTAATAGACCCGGAGGCAACTATTTCATCTATAGTCTGGGTAAATTCAACACGCATTGGTTAGATGGAGAAGGTGTTGCTCATACTTACGACAAGCTTCCTATGTTGGTTAAAAATATTACAGTTAGAGATAATCGCCCGGCAACGTGGATTCAGATTCGTGACTGGCGCGAGAAGCACAAGCGCGCACCGGTTGATACTAGCATGGGCTCGTTTGATGTTGACGATGCAGCGGATCAGAACTTCCGAGGCATGATTGGGGAATTCGACAATCTGCCAACGTTGCAGGCTGGCAAGCTGACCTGGAAACGGGCTGATAATTCGTTTATCCCACTAACCAAGACCGAGCTTCAGCAAGTTTACGCGGAGATCAAAACCGCCAGGGCAACACGTGGCGCGTTACTGCACGTTTCGGCTGAAATGTTTCAACAAATGGCCACCCCGCCGACTCCGGCACAGCTGGCTAACCTTTCTTTTTGGCTCGCGCAATAACCAGCCACTAAACCCGATTCTACATTCGCAGGCTGTCTAAAAATACAGCATTGCGTGGTAGACTATTGTTCATAATCTGCACATGGGGCCATAACATGCCAAGACCCAATGACAACGAACAAAGAGATTAAGCCGGTGCCGGCCAGCGAGATCCCGGCAACGTGGCCGGCACTGCAAAAAGGGCTCAAGTCCATCCGGGATAAGGCCGACCCGGACCTCAGTTTTGATTTAATCAACCAGCGCCTGACCGACTCAGAGGCGTTCCTGTTTCTGACCCCTGAAGGCTTTTTCATCCTGCTACCGCTCCATGGCCGCATCCCAAGCGTGCTGGTCTGGCAAGCGTATGGAGAAGGTCGGGGCATGATCGTCAAATACCTCCCAGCTATAGAGAGCTTGGCCCGCAATATCGGGGCACACCAAATTGAATTCAAATCGACCCGCCCCGGCTACCGGCGCGTGTTCCGTGACTGGCAACGTACCGGCCAGAGATACACTAGGAGATTGATATGAGGCCAAATTCGTGAGCGGCGGCGGCGGTGACAACGAAGTCAAAGACACGCCAGAGCAAAAGTATCTGGCCAAAGTGGCAGCGGAAAAGTGGAACTTTGCCCAAAAGGAACTGGCACCACTGGAAGACGAGTATATGGCTTCCGTCGATCAGATGGACTCGGCCAGCAATATGTCGTACATCCGCGGGCGCACCATGCAGGCGCAGACGCAGGCGCAAGGAGAGGTTCAGGGCCAGCTTGAAGACGGTCTTGGCAAAGCGGGCGTCAATCCCAACAGCGGACGATTCCAGGGCGGCGTGAATGACCTTGGACTGGATCTGGCTGAAAGTGGCGGGGAGAACCTGGGGCGCGCTCAGTTTGAGCAGGACAGCCAGAAAGTCTCAGGTATGCAGAATATTACCGCTATCGGACAAGGCCAGTCAGGACGCGCTCAGGCCGGATTGTCGGGGCTTGCGCAGCAATCCTCATCCGACGCCATTGGTGACGCCAAGAACGCCTTTAGTCGGCGTTCCGCTAACCTGCAGCTGGTGGGCAATATAGCCGGTGCGGGCACTCGGTACGGCATGGAGGGCTCGCCGGATCAGTACAGCATGGAAACCGACTTCGGCACGTCATCCAACAACGTCGGTCCGGAAAACGCGACGGGCGGAAACTATGGGCTAGACACTACATACACTGGACGATTTGACTACGCGGGAGGTTCATAATGCCACCAGGAAACGGTAATTCTGGCGCAAATGGGCAACGCTCATACCCAGCCAGCCCCGAAGCCCAGGTCAAGAATCAAATGTTTGGTACGCCTTTGCCGCCGCCATTCGACCCCTCAAACATCGACCCCAACCAAGCCTTTGAGGGCGATCAGGGTGCGTCAAAACTGTTTGGCCAACTCAATCGCGCTCAATGGGAGGACTGGAAAACCCGGTTCGCCCCTTATGTCAGCAATCTGGCCGATTACGCGACAGACCCGAATGCCGCAAACGATGCCGCCACTCAGGCGAAATCCTCCGTGGGACTGGCGTTCGATACCGCGCAAACCGTCACCGACCAAGGGCGCGAGAAGTACGGTGTAGCCTTGAGCCCAGAACAGATGGAAGCGCAGGACCGTGCCAGCAAAGTAGGCCGCACGGCCGCCACAGCCAGCGCTGGCAATGAGGCCCGCATATCCGCCCTTGACCGTCAGCAAGCCATTCTGGCCGGCGGCATGGGGCTGTCCACTATCCCGAACGGAGTGATGGAACAATGAGCTACGGACTGTTAGGGCTAAAAAATCAGATGGAAGGCGATGCCATGAAAGGCATTGGGGATCTTGCCGGACAGCAGGCACAAGCCAAGCGAGCCGAAGATCAAATGGATCAGGCAGATCGCACACAGAAGATGAGCGCCGTTGGTATGGGTGCCGGTATCGGCATGATGGCAGGCGGTCCCGCAGGCGCGGCTATCGGGGCCGGGGTCGGCTATCTCGCATCAGAAATCTTTTAAGGAGTCACCATGGCACTCGATACACGCGGTTTAGCATCGGGATTTGGTCAAGGCTTTGGCCTGGCCGATAACTATTACCGGGGCCAGAAGCAAGACGACCGCGCTGAGCGTGGCTTGCAGATGCGCGAAGAGTCTTTCGGTATGCAGAAGGATCAGTACGAGCAGGCCCGGCAAAAGGAACAGGCCACCCTCATCTTTGGCAAGGTCGCCAATAAAATGGGGCTCTCTGAAGACGAAGAGAAGTTTCTGGTAGACAACCCGAGATACCTGGGGGCATTGAACTCTGAGACGGACAAGGCCATTGATATTGCGCAGCGGGTGATTGACCCGAACGACCCGACAGGCTTTAACAGCGAAGAGGGCATGTATGCCATGAACACCGCGTTTGCGCCAGTCATTAACCGAGGCCAAGGCGGGAGCAAGCGTATTGTTGCGGGCTACCCAGCCAAGAGTAACCCGGAGGCCATGACGTTCGATCTGGAGGTTACCGGAGAAGATGGGAGCAAAGTCAACAGGCCCATGACCGACAACCGGGGAATCGAAGGCGAGGACGACCAGGTGAAAGAGGTTCCAATCGAGGGCATGGTTAACCATGTTCAGGGACTGCGCATGGTCCGCAACGCGATCAACAGCAACGGGGCATCCGAATACGCGCAGAAAATGTATTCGGTGCTGACTGGCAAGCAGACTGAGCGTTCAGACGCCTATCGCAAGCGCCAAGAAATGGTCGGGTTAGGCATAGACGCAGGCGAAGCAACAAGTTCTGCCTATGGCCTCGGCACTGAAGACTCTGGCGAGAAAGTCTACGACGAAGAACTGGGAGGATGGATTCAGAAGGGCCCGAACAATAAGATTATACCGATTGATATGCCGGGTGCGAATACGTCTGCCGGGAATATGCCAGCCAAGGCACAAATGCTTGAGCTTTTGGTAAGAACCAATATCGCAAAAGATTACGACGAGGCATGGGAAAAATTGAATATGGCCAACACTAATCCTGCCAAATTTGTAACTAATTACGTGGATCAGGAACTTGGAGTGCAGGAGTCTAGCGGCATTTACCCCGGATATGAAGGTTACAAGACAACAGAACAAATGCGGGCCGATGCAATGGAGGCCCTTCAAATCGTAAGGGGGGAGACGCCTGAGCCGAAAGGGCCGCCACCTCCGAGAATTATAGATGCGGGCCTATCACTACCCAAAGACGGAAGCGCAGTGCAACAGGAAGACGGCAGGTATGTCGGCGACATAGATCGCTCGCCGGAGAATAGGGCGGCGCGGCCAGAGACGCCCGCAGCCGGAACTGTAATGGATGGCTACAAGTTTATGGGCGGAAACCCCGCCGACAAAACAAACTGGAAGCGGGTCACTCAATGAAGCCTTGGGAAACATTCGAGCAGTCAGCAGCACCCACTAACCCTAGCGCCGCATCCAACCCCGCGCCCTGGGAAAGATTCAACGGCCAACAAGCACCGGCGCCAAGCGCAAGATCGCAGCCAATGCCGATGGGCTTGCGCGAAACTGATCGCCCGCAACCGACAAGCCCCGCGCAGGGTGTGGAACCTTCCCCGATGGGCCTGACTCGCGAAGAACTGGACTATGAGCCAGCACCGCAAGACACAATTCCGTCTGAAAACCTAAGCGGCCAGGTCAACGCAAACAAATCCGCACTAAAGGCCAACTTTCCAGAACAGTACGGATTGCCTGCAGCAAGCCCTGCAAGCCCGAACGATGATGCAGGCCCGCAGATTGAGCCGCTGACAAGACCGGCCAGGCGCGCCGCTATGAAAAAGCTGAATGCCGAGTTCCAATCGTTAACCAAGCCAGATGCGGCACCGATTGAGAAATCGCGCCAAGAAATCGAGAGCCTAAGCGCGCAGATTGAGCAAGAACGAGCACAGATCAAGACCCAGGCAGATACCGACCAATTCAATATCAAGATCGAGAACCTCAACCAGCGCATTGCCGATCATGAGCAGACAGTAGGCGAGTTTCAGGTAAGCGTCGATAACTACAACGGCACCATCGGCGATCTAAAACTAAAGCAAAGCCGCATTGAGAACGCGCCCGGTGACGCAAAGGAATACGACACATTCCTGCAGGCCACCAAGAAAGAGATCCAGAACATACCGGAAAACATGGCGCAATCAGCCGGTGGCATGATTCAGCTTCTAGGTGAAGGTCTGGGAGAAGACCGGGAGCGTTTTTTTGCAGACGCTGCCCGTCGAAAGGGACTGACTACGCCAGAATTTAAGATGATATATTGGGCCGAAGATAACGACCTAATCACCGAATCCATGAAGACCGGCAACGACATCAAGATGGTTGCCGAGCAGCTGAAAGACCAGCTATCAGCCATACCTGACGAGCGTATTCAGCGGGCCATTGTTGAAGGTGGCCTAGTATCACCCGAGAGATTGGCTGGTTTTGGCGAGTACGTCAGAAAGTCACAGGAACCGCAAAAAGAAACAGTAAACGCAGAGCCTGGCACGTTGGGCTATTACGGCAGCAAGGCTATCCGCAGCATTGCGGAGAACATGCCTTCCATGGTTATGTCTATTGCCACCAGAAACCCAGCCTACGCATTGGGTGATATTGCCATTCGCACAACTGGTCGATCATACGGCAAGGCCCGCGATGCAGGCTTGGACCCGGAGAAGGGCCGGGAATACGCCACCGTTATGGCAATGGCCGAGGTTATTCCAACTGCAATACCGTTGGCCAGATTTATGGCGCCAGGGGGCAGCAACATACTCAAGCAGATATTTGGCGATACACTAACCGAAGGCGGGCAGGAAACCATTACCGCAACACTGCAAGCAGGCATAGATAAAGATTACATAAAGCCAGATATGACGTTGAAAGAAGCGCTGATTCGCATTGCCGAGGGAGCGCTGGTGGGCACCATGGCTGGCGCAGGTACCTCTACCGTCATACGTGTAGGCGAAAGAGTGCTTAATAAATCAAGCGCAGAACCTGAATCTGGCACTGACACGACCGTACCCCCCATCATTCAGGATGAAGTTCAGGGCGAGGCTGACGGCCCGGTACCGCCAACCGTTCAGCCAGAGCCACCTACTGGCGACAACGCCCCGACTAACGATCAGTTTGGCCGTCCCGACTGGGCCACGGATCAGACCGACGTGTTCCGCGATGGTGTTACCCCAACGGCAACCGTGGGCGGCAATCCGTTTGATGTGTTCGATCAGTCACCGCCTGCTGCGCCCGAAGTGGCCCAAGCTGAACCGACACAAGAGCAAACCGCAGATCCGGCACCTGGAGCGCTCACCGAAATCGGTACCGGTGTATTCCGCGTACCCGTTGACCAGATCAATGTAGACCCCGAGCAGTATCAGTTCCGCAGCAACATGAACGAGAAGGGCGTCGATAAGCGCCTGGATGGTGTGGAAAAGTGGGATGACGGTCGCGCCAACAATATTTTATTGCACCGTAAAAAGGATGGTTCGCTTTTCGTGGCAGACGGCCACCACCGACTTGATCTAGCCAAGCGACTGGGCCAAACAGAATTGAACGCTACCATTGTCGATGAATCTGACGGTATCAGCGTTGAGGGCGCTCGCGTTGAGGCGGCCATGAACAACATTTCTGACGGCAAGGCCGTGCCAGTTGACGTGGCCAAAGTGTTCCGTGACAGCGGTATACCGGCTACCAAGGTGCGCGATACGTTCAATCTACCGAGCAGTCAGGTGGTGCGCGATGGCGAAGCTATCTCAAAACTGTCTGACAACGTATTCGGCATGGTGGCCTCTGGGCAGATGAGCGAGAAGGACGGCGCCGCCATAGGTGCCACCTTTACCGAGCAATCACAACAGGAAGCCGCGGCCAGTGCGTTCCAGAAAATAGAACCGCAGACCGATTACCAGCGCAATCTATTGATTAACGAAATTCGTGCCGCCGACTTTGCGCAATCGCAAGGCGACCAAGGCGGATTGTTTGGCGAGGACACGCAAGAAATTTCCTTGATGCAAGATCGCCTCAAGGTTTTGGACACGCTGCGCCAGCAACTCAACTCCGATAAGCGGCTATTCAAAAGCCTGAACGACAACGCCGACCGGGCTACAGGTGCGGGAAACACGATAGCCACCGAAGCCAATGCTACAATCACAGAGAGCAGCGCTAAAAGCCTGGATCTGATTAGTCGCGTGACCACCACGCCCGCGCTGAACGAAATGGTAAACCGTGCCGCTCGCCGGGTATTCGATGGTGAGGCCAGGGCAACCGTCGCAAAAGAACTGAAACAGGAGTTGTCCAGCTATGAAACTGGAAGAAATGCAGAAAGTAGCCAACGACCTAATCCTGCACCGAGCCGCACAGCGAATGCTGGAGCAAGGCCAAAGCCGGGAGCAGGTGAATCAGCACCTCGCCAAGACACCACTGGCACAGGTCAAGACGGACAATCAGAAGGCGCAACCGCAGAAGTAGCGGCCAGCGCAGTCACGCTCACAGAGTCAAACGCCAAGGATCAAGACCTGTATGGCTGGCGCCAGCCCAAGAACGGTAAAGGCTACGTTTATGCCATAGAGAA